GTTGCTAATAGCGGGTTACTATTAGTTCTTTCAGATCCGATTAATCCCCCAGATCTGGGGGGGCCAATCTTCGGTAAAACAAACGGTACCGTTGACGACGGAACTGTGGGAAGTCCCGTTACTTTTGCAGGGGGGGATATCACTGTTCGAGAAATCGTAAAAGCTGGTGGGTATACTTATGCTCTCTGTCACTTTGTCTAGGATTGATCAATGCTTAATATTCGTGATTCTTACGCTGGTGTAGATCCGATTCTCACCACGATTGCTCAGGGGTACACACTCCCTGAAACTAATATCGGAAACTTTGTCGCTCCAATTGTCAGCACCCCAACTCGTTCGGGCCGAATACTCCGCTTCGGAAAAGAGCAATTTGCAATTCAAGATTTCCGTCGTGCTTACGGTACGAATATTCCCTACGTCCAATCAAGATTCGATAGCGAAGCATACTCGATCGAACAAGAGATTGCAGCATGGGAATTACCAGAGGAGGTAATTGAGAATGCAGGTAACGGCCCTGCACAAATCGATCTCCGTACAATCGAAACTAAAAATACAATGTCAAGACTAATGAACTCCTACGAAAAAGTCGTAGCAGATGAAGTCTCGAACACCGCTATTTATGAACCTGGTCTAGCATTCAATACTTGGACGGCATTCAGTACTTTTGCTGCTTATGTCGGTCTAACAGGGACCGCTGCTTGGGGGGATACGGGTTCGAGACCTATTAAGGATACCCTATTGCTCAAACGTCAAGTTGCTAACCAAATCGGTGTTCGTCCGAACTCGATGGTTCTGGGGACAAATGCTTTTGACGTTTTGATGACGGACCCCGATATTGTCGACAGAATTCGATTCACCACGGCAGATTCCGTAGATGTTGACGTTCTAGCACGATATTTCGGTCTATCACGTGGAGTCCGAGTTGCAGAGGGTCGATACCTTGCAGACAATGGTAAATTACTGCCCGTTTTCCCTGAGAATGGTATTCTGCTGTTCTATTCCCCTGAAGAAGCGTCTTCTGGTGTAATGCCAGCTATGTCTGCTTCTATGAGTACCCCTGCTTTTGCTTACATCTACCAATTAACTGGAAGTCCATCAGTCCGCCCCGAATACTACATCAAAGAACGTCGTGTTGTTCGAGCAGAAATTACAGTTGAACGTAAACTCAATCTCGTTGGTCTCGGTGCAACTGGACTTGTCGGATCTGGGGTCTTCATTCGAGACATTCTCTCTTAGGGAGGAGAAATAAATGCCCTTGCTCCAACCAATTACCAAAGCTGCTTATGTTGTTCGTTGTAACGGATTTAGGTTTGAGTTCACTCAATTCTCTGGGATCAACGATACAGCATCAAGTAGTGAATATGCAAGTGGGACAGGAAATCGAATTCGTAAAGTCGTAGGACCACGAACGATTGATGACGTTACACTTACTGCACCCTATGATCCAGAGTTTGCAACTGAAGCCGAAATTTTCTGGCTTGAATACGAGTGTGAACCTTTAACAATTACCATCCAACCGACAACTTGTGGAAATAATCCCGTCGATCTCGGTGATCCCTATGTTCTCTACGGTTGTCGTCTCCAATCCCTAAAAACTGGGGAGGTCGATCGAGAATCAAGCGATGTTCAGAAGATCGAATTAACCTTTACTGTTGATTATTGGACCCGCTAAGCTTAGGTATATTCTAAGTAGAAGCTCTTTTAGTAGGGGGGTGTCCCCCCTTTTTTTTCATCGATGGCTAAGACAACTTTTGCTGATTCTGTTATTATCACATCTTCTTTTCTAAATGGTGCCCAGGAAATCTTCTTTGACGGTCAGAATGAAGACTGGCACTTCGCTCCGATCGATACCGACGATATCGATATTGGGAATTTCTCGGATAAGTTCGTAACCCTCGATACGGATCAAACAATTGGAGCCAAGAAGATTTTTCACAACGGGACTGGCCCCATCCCAAATGTTCCACCAGGTGAAGAGGATAAATTTCAATTTGCTCAACCAGTTGTTGGTGTTGATCCGACAGACCCAGTTCACCTTGCAACTCGTCAGTATGTCGACAACGCTGTGGGTGGTGTGTCTTTCCCGAACCTCGTTAATGTTGGCTCAGGCTCTGAAGTTTATAAGGAATTCGTCTCCAATGAAATTCGTCTCAGGACGGTTTCTTCAGGCTCATTTATCAATGTCCAAACTTCAGCAAATGAGATTGTGGTCAATCTTGATACCCTAAATCTTGACGATATTTCCGATGTCAACCTTACGTCTCCGAGTACCAATCAAGTCTTAATTAGAAACAGTAGCAACCAGTGGGTTAATTCGGATATCTCGGCTATTACTGCTACTTCTCTAGAACTCGATGACCTATCAGATGTGAATACTTCTGGGGCTTCAACTGGGGAGGTTTTGACACGACAAGGATCCAATTGGGTTAGCTCTCCGATTTCGTCGGTTGCTGGAACAAATTTAGCACTTAACGACCTCTCTGACGTTTCAGTCTCAGGAGCGACAGATTTTCAAATTTTGACAAAATCTGGTCCCAATTGGATTCCTTCAACACTTCAGAATATTGTTACGAATGTCACGTTTGTTCTCCAAGATCTTGACAACGTAAATAATCCAGGCTCAAATAGCGGAGTTTTTCTTTTCTGGGATTTTGGTGCTGGGCTTTGGAAACCATCGAATGCTCCATCGACGGGGGATATCCCACAATGGAACGGGACAACGTGGACTATGACTGGTTCTAGTTTAATTGGTGGAGTCACAGTTCGACAAGCTGGCTCAACAATTCTTTCTTCCAATACTCTGAACTTTATCGGTGCTACGGTCACGAATAATTCGGGGATAGCAAATATCACAATTGACTCTGCAGTTGGAAGTGTACAGCAAGGGGGGACCCCTGTTGTTACAAATGCAACTTCAATCAACTTTGTTTCAGGTGCTACAGTCACAAATAATTCTGGGACCGCAGACGTTGTCATTGACCCCAGTTGGAATTCCATAGTAGACAACCCATTTTCCAATACAACACTCCTTTCCCATCGAGATGCACTTCTCTGGAATGACATCACAGAGGAATTTGAACTCCTTCATACTTCAATTCCCCTGGGCGGGACTAGTGATAATATTACTGTCGATCCAGTTGCTGGGGTCGATTCAGAAAATTCTGGTCCCTATAAGACACTTGCTTGGGCACTTCGGAAAATCTACAGCATTAATTATTTACCGACCTTAGCTAACATTTCTTGGGAAATTCAGCTTCTAGGACCAGCTATAAACTCCGTAAATGGTGGAATTGGTTTAATGGGGGGAATTTTTCTCAATTCCCCTCCAGGGGCCTCTAAGATTAGCTTGATCGGGGAATCAGGGCTAACGTCAATCTCCTCAGTTATCGGAATTGAACTTGGAATTCAATCTACGACAGTCCGATTTGAGAACTTAATTCTCGATCCAGGAAGTGCACCCCCCCTGTTCTTCATTGAGAATTCCGTAGTTGAAATTATTGATTGTACTCTTATAAATTACCGAATGATTGTGAAGAACTCTGACGTTCGAGTTAGAAGTTGCTCATTCTCCCAGACCTTAAACAACTTAGGTCCACAAGATTATCGGGAAAATCCGTCGAGTCTTTTCTCACTCTTTGGCTCATCAACCCTCCAGTTCCTCGGTATAAATTTCTTGACAAACACATGGGACGGGACATCCCAACCAGAAGACTTCAGTGCAGATCGTCAAGGGGCTTTTGTCTCCCTCTACGATTCTTCACAACTCTATGTTAATGGGACTTTGACAAAGAACCGATCTGGAAGTGCCTTTACCTACGGATTCACTGCAAGTCGTCGGAGCAGCATTATCTCTTCAACAGCTGGATCCGCACCTGATAATATCACTGGAGACTTTAACAACTACGACTCAACTGCGACCCTAGACGTTATCGCTGTTCCCTAACTATGACAAGATTCGCTGTTCTTCCGTCGATTCCCCTCGATCCACAAAATGAAGCTGATCTGGTAACTGCAGCAATTCAACGGGTATATTCAGCTTCAAATGGTCGACTTAATGATTTTAGTTCTGCTTCAGCACTTCGAGCAATTCTTGAGGGTCAAGTTTTTGCTCAAGGTGAACTGCTTAAGTATCTCAACTCCTTACCAGAAGCTTTTGTCATTGAGTGGTTAGCCACGGTTCTCGGAATTCAGAGGAAAATTGGCT